TTTGTCTCTTTTATTTCTTCTTTTTCTGCCCTCCTATCCCACCTCTCCGCTTCGGATTTTATTTAATTCGTATTTTCACAGCAATCTTCTTCCGCATAACGCCTTTTTGTGAAAAAATAAAAGAAAGGAGTATCCAGTAAAGCGATACACGCCTTTACGAGATACTGACCTATAACCATATTTACGACAGCCTGAGGATTATCCCACAGCCAACCAAAACCAACACCAAAAGCGATTACGCAGAATATTGCGGTATCTACAAGCTGACTTGTAAGCGTTGACGCATTGTTCCATATCCAGCGACCGCCTTTTGTGCTACCGTGTTTCTTTATGTATGTGTCCCTTATTTTGTGGAAGATTGAAACATCTAAGCTCTGGCTGATGAGATATGCGGTCAGGCTTCCGAGTGTAAATATCCAGTTCTGCCCTAACAGCATATCATAGGCTTTCTGCGTTTCTGCCGAAACTGTAGGCATATACTGCGTCACCATTATGATGAATGTTGCGAGCAGCTGTGTGGCAAGCCCTATCCACACTATGCGATTAGCTGATTTCTTGCCCCATTTTTCGCCTACAATATCTGTTATCAGATATGTTAAAGGGTAACAGAGCACAGCTCCGGGGATTGTTATTACGCTTCCGAACAGGTATATGCCTGTGTCAATTACCTTGCAGGCCACCACGTTCGATATGACAAGGCAGGCGCAAAATAGCGCTGTCATTATATTTAAATTCTTTTCGCTCTTTATCATTTTTATGTTCTCCTATCATCTATCAAGGTACTGTTGAAATCTTATCCATTGCTTGAGATTATGTGCGTCCAACACCTTATAATCTTTCAGCCGTGTGTTTGCGGGTCTGCCTACCTGTGTCATTCTGCCGTCCTTGAACAGATATATTCTTGCATATCGTGAGCCTATCGTCCATGACGAACTATCGACACTGTAGAAGTCATATTTTTCTACGTCGGCAGGCGTAAACCCTAAGCCGTGTACTTTGGTGTTATGCGCTCTTGCATAGCTCAGCAAAGAGTGTATGTATTTATATTCCGCAGGCTTTATGTCCTTGATTGCGAAGCCGCCTATCGCAATATATGAGTATTCGGCACACAGATTTTTGAATTCTTCTATACCTCGGCTCTTGTGCCATACCGGTATAGCTTGTTTCTGTGTCTGACATTCGATTCGTTTGCGGTATTCCTTTACCTTGTCATATCCGACAAGGCAGTCAATATCCAGCTCGAAAAAATATTGAATGTCATTTTCGTTGATAAAGCGTATGTACTGCGATATGTAATCGTTCCAGTCGGGCATAGCTCCTTTGGAGTTTGACATAAATGTAAATGCCCCCGAATCGAGCAAAAACATATCGGTACTCTTTATCAACTTTCTTTGCCACTCTCGGTAATAGAAAAAAGCCGTCAGCAAATAACGGCTTTTCATCAATTCGTCTTTTAAATACTGCTTTCCCTCTGAGCTTGCAAGGAACAGCTTCACGGCGTAAAAGCGTGACCACATTCAGGACAGATCACGCTTTTGTCTTTTTTGTCCTTTTCCTCATCATCGCTATTTTCAGGCTTTTTCTCCTCAAAAATGTTCTCAAGGTCATCAAGGCTGTCATTGCATATCAGAGATTCATCAAAACCCGTAATGCTGACATCGAAATTACGCCCGCAAAGCTCCTCAATTTCGCTTACAACGGCATTCATATCAAAATAGGATAAATCACTCATGCGATTGTCCGTAATGATATACGCTCGTTTCTGCTCGTCTGTGAGCCCTGTAAGGATAAAGCAGGGGATGGATTTAAGGTTTTCGGCTTTTGCGGCAAGCACTGCTCCGTGTCCTGCGAGTATGGTGTAATCCTCGTCAACTATAACAGGCTTTGCAAAGCCAAACTCCCGTATGCTTCTCTGTAGCTTTTCTATCTGCTTCTCAGAGTGTATACGGGAGTTTTTTGGGTGTGGTTTGAGCATATCCGGCGAGATATACTCAACATTTCTTTGATTTTTCATAGGACCTCCTTAATACTTGAGCATATCCGGCGAGATATGCCGCTTCTTTGCTACTAAGGAGAAACTACATATAGGATTTTACGATAACATTGTATCACGGACCGTTTGAAGTGTCAATGAAGACTTTTTGAAATCACACATTAAGAAACATATCGATTCCAAAGAATAGGGTAGACAACTTACTTACCGCCGCTTCGATGTCGAGATATACGGTTCTTGGCTCTATGCTTTCTTCACGTGCGATTTCTTCTATCGTGAGCTGTTCGTCAGAAATGTATCTGGCGGTGATTACTCTGCTACGCCGTTTTTCCAACTCATCGTTAGATTTCTCAACGAGGCTGTTGTATACGTCAAGCATTGTGTCAATATGTGATACGATTACCATAGTACGCACCGCACTACGCTTTATACTGTCAATTACAAGCTCTCTGCGGTCGTCATCCTTTATCCACAAAGCTTCGAGTATATCAATAGCGTGCGGTGATGTTTCGGCGTTATATACTGCATTCGCAGAATACGCCTTGAACTCACGGTAATGTTCCAGTAACAGTTTAGTGTTGCGAAGCCGCTTTGAGTGTTTTTTCTTTTCAAGCTCTTTCTTTTTTTCAGCTTCTTTCTGAATAGCGGCTTCTGCGCCTGCTTTGGCTGCTATTCTGATGATCTCATCTTCTAAGTAAGTAGGCATAAGCTCCCCCTTTGGCTTTAAGTCCGAAATCTTCTGTTGTAGCAGCACTGTATAATTTATTTCTATCTGTATTCTTTTCCTGTCACTTTGTGCTTGAGGGCTATTCGTCCGACAACTTCAAAACCTGCAAGCTCTGCAACCCTCTTGATTGTCTTGACGAGGTTGCCGAGGATTTCAAGCGTTTCCGCTTCTTTTCTACGTTCCTCACGACAGATATTTTCATACGCCTTGCCTGCCGTCGGATCTCGATAGCCCTCGGAATTGATGTCCATACGGTTCGTTTCCAACATTACACCTCCCTTAACATTTAATTGTTATCTTCAGCTGTCTGCCAAGCCATTTTAAACCGTCAGTAGTTAATGTGTACCAAACACCTTTTCTGTCGGCTTCTCTCGTTATGAGAAACCTCGGAAGTTTATCTAATATCGGCTCGCCGTCGGGATTTGCACCCCAATAATTACGATACGGTTTATAAAAAAGCTTGCCGTGCCTTTTGTACGGTCTTTTGTAATCGAGCCCTACCATATGCTCACAGTAATCTACCGCTAATTTCCGCTCATCTTCTGATGTACATAATTCTACGCCCATATCCGTACCCATATCGGAAAGGTATTCTGTATGTTCTTCATCTCGTTTTTCCGCCAATTCTTCGGGTGTTATTATCGATATATCTTCAGGGAAGCGCACCACATCTCCGTTTTTAACAGAAAATGCTGCTGTCGTTATCTTTGGCTTGCCATCTTCTTTGCAAGTTCCGAAGGTTGTTAAAGACACAACCTCGTCACATTCATCAGCGAGTATTAGTGTTACCGTTTTCATTCTGTCTCCTTATCCGTTTTTTCACATTCCAGCTGTGTATAAGCCATTTCATAACCGACTGCCCATAGATACACACGCATATCTATACTACTTCCGCAGTCATACAGCCACTCATAATACTCATAGTACAGTTCTTGTAAAAAGTTTGTCATATCTGTCGAATAATGCGGTTTGGTATCCGAAAACCAATTCTCATCTATATCCGATTTTACAGCATCCCAGAGTTCTTCTTCTGTATCAACGGAATACCATAAATGCTTTCTGCAGGCATTCAACAGTTCTTCGAGTTCTAATTTCATGTAGTCTTTCAGTTGGTATTTGATGTCTTCGAAAGCACTGTCCGGATCGTAGATATATTTATCGGTCGAACACTGAAATTTGCTTGTGAAATAATGAACATCTTTGAGATAGCTTCTCATTTGTCTGGGACTGACCGCATTGTACCACGTTGCAATGCAATCTCCCAAGTCGCCGCTTATTATCAGGTTTCCTCTCTTTTTATCGAGAATGTAATTAACGTAATAGTCGATACTTCCATCGGCTTTGCGCCAATCAATAATCATATAGCGGTCAGTGTCCTGTATCAACGTTGCTTTATGCGCAGCAAACCTTTCCTTACATTTGTTCAAGATTTCTTCTCCGTTCATTCGTTTCACCTCCTATCAGTTCTGGATTATCGTAAATGTTGCCGATGATCTCCATAAGTTTTGCAGGCACCTCAAGGCAAAATTGCCAAGTTTCGATATTTGATATTTTAATGCCAAAATATCCGCTTTCGCCTCTCGTTTCAAAAACAACTTCGTGAAATTCTTTGTTTGTTGCTCTGTTGGTGTTTGTGTAATATACAACAATATCTCCCTCAAAAATCTTTGTACCGTTCTTGTCGAACAATCCTGCATATTGACCTACGGTTTCGGGTATAACAGCCCACGAAGTTAATTCGGCATCTATCATTCCGTCTATTCCACCACGATGCTCATATCCGACAATATAAGTCTTGCCGTCATCGTCTTGCAAAAGACTACCTACAATCCACTCGCTGTTATCTGCTTGCTTCCCACGAAATAATATTTCTCTCATTTGACAGCCTCCTCAAATTTCTCAACATCATTTGGGAGATCGATATTGACGATAATCGCCGCTTTGAAAGCTCGCTTCGCCACTTCATCAAGATATGCTTCAAGTTGCTTTTCGCTTTCCTTGTTTTCCTCGTACTGCTCCCTCGTGCAATGCCTGTTCTTAAGGGTGTATTCATTGATACCTGGCTTATATTTAAATTTCTCACAAAGTTCGTCGTCGTTGTAATCGTAAAACTGATTTTTGAATTCCTCACGGTCATCAATAAATCGGTCGTTGTACAGTACAAATTCTCCGAGTTCTACGCTTCCGAAATAGCCTACCCAACGGCTGTAACTGTCGTCACCGACGATTTCTCCGTCCACCATTGCAATAATAGGCAGTTCTGGATGCTCTTTTGCAAGGCAAATCAGTTTCTGAATATTTTCCGCTATTTTCATTTGTCATACTCCTTTCTCTCGAAACACAGTTTTTCTCCAACGAACGTATGCTCGTAATCGCATCTATCGGAGTTCTTGCAATAATCGGCTTTCGGGCACGTTTTTTCAAACATTTTGCGTAATCTTCTTGAACGTCTTGCGCTGTTATAGCGTTTATTATTATAATACCTCATGTGTTACGCCTCACTTGCAAAAGTATGGCTTAAAGATCATGATAAACTTGTGCCATGTGTCATTGACGAGCTGCGCCCATCGTTTTTTTAGCGGTACATATGACGGCGGAGCAAATATATCTTCACAGTCACCCAGAAGCCGCATCATGTTATCAAACTCGCAAAATCTCTCTGCGTCAATAGGATTACCGAAAATATTGCCGTCTTTATCTTTCCAAAACAGCGCAAAATGTGAGAAAATTCTGTCATTAAAGGCTTGAATAAATGCAGTTTCTTTTTTCTCTTTTTCTGCATACCATTCTGCAAAATCATCGTATTCGTGTGCCCGAAAATATTCCGCTCTCTTTCTCCTGCCCCATCCGAGAATAAAGCGGATCGGCGGTATCAACCGACAAGTATCACGAAGATCTCCGAAGATATAACACCCGGCATCGTCATAATCATCACATCCGGGCATATATTCGCCACCCCAGCAGAACGGACATTTGTCGCAGTGATACTCACCTTTTATGTAGTAGTCAACAGCTTCTATTCTATCAAATTTTTTCATCTTTGCTCCTCGCTAAATGATCATACTCTTTTATAGCCGCTTTGACTTCCTCAATGCTCTGACCGTGCTTAACGCCTACAAAGATTGACGGCGGTGCAGGCATTTTCTCGTTGATAGGTCGCCAAAGATGTAAACAGTTCGGTAGGTTGTTTACATACTCGTTTTTCGCAGGGTGGTACTGCACTACCGTTTCATCGCTACAGAAGAACATATCTTTCAGCTTGCACATTTCGTCCCATGTCGGCGTATAAGAACGCTTGAACGGGCTAATACTGACGTGTTCCCACCCGCCGCCGTTACTCCATACAACCGTTGCGAAGCTTTTGCCGGCTTTGAATAACACTCCGAGCCCTCCGTCTACAGCGATATGCTGTATCATCAGGTTAGGCAGCTCTTTTATTTCATTCAGGGTTTTCATTGGTTACTCTCCTTACTTTTTAATTCGTATGGGCTGTAGCAAGCCTATAAAGCCGCCTGTACTCTTGACTATAATCGGCTTTCCACTGCCTGTTACAGTCAGTGTTATTGACGGATTATCTGCACCCGCAGCGTGAAGCATTTCACTCATATAATCACCGTTAAATGCTACACTCACCGTTTTATCGACAATGTTTTCTATCTCGATTTCTTCCGAAAACGATTCAAGGGAGTCGGTCGTTTTAATCGTTACTGTATTAGCATTTTCGTCAAGCATCATGACAATTGCCGAACGCTTTGTTCCCTCGCATATTTTTGCTCTTTGAAGTGCATTGAGAAGCAATACGCTGTTGATTTTCAGCTCATTTTCGCTACTGGAGCTTGCAAGCTCCAGTAGCGGCTTGTAGTTAAAGAAATTGTTTTCCAACAGCTGAACAAATAGCGTGTATTCTCCTGTTTCAAACGCCAGCTGATTTGTACTGCTTGTCTTTTTAAGCGTGATACCGTTGCCGTTTGAAATTGACAAAAGCTTTTTAAATGCAGCTTTAGGTATTACCGCTCTGATCTCGCCGTTGTAATCAACCGAGTTTGCGGCGAGTTTAATTCCATCGCTTGCGATTATGTTCAGTTTGCCGTTTTCATCGCTGTCAAGCAAAACGCCCATCTGCGCCGGTCGTGTCTCAATAACTCTACAAGCGTATGTTACGCTGTTGGCCGCTCGCAGAAAATCATCATCGGCAAACGCCAAAAGCGTGTCATTTGCTTCCGGCTCGCTTACATGATAGATTGACGGTGCAACTGTAGCAAATGTTCCCTTGTTACGCTTGCCCTTGATAACAATTTTGTTTTTGCTCGGCTGAAGCTCGATTTCTTCATCAACCATATTTTCAATAAAGCTTATAGCAGTTGTCGGTAGTGCGAAATCTTCGATGTTACCACAATCAAAATTGACAGACAATGCGAACGCAGGATTGCTCGCTACGATTTTCCCGTCACGGAAAAGTGCGCCTGAATCCTTCATGATTACATCCTTGAGCTTTTTAAGCTTATCTGAAAGTTCTTTTCTATTAGCCATCATCTTTTAATCCTCCAAGTTTATTTTTATCGTCGGGTATTTTTCGTGCAGGCTCTTCATTTTGAGCTTAAACACAGGTGTCTGAACGCCTTTGACATCTACAATGCGATATGTTCCGTCATTGTGAAATTCGATGAAATCAGCAACATATTCTACGCAACGTGTATTGTTATCGCCCTCGGTTATAACAAAACGTGGTTGAAGGCAGAAACCGGCGATTTTTTTAGCCTTTACAAGCATTTTAAGCTTGTAGTAGTAATTTGCTTCTGCTGTACTTTGAAACGTTATACCGTCGATTTTACAGGCTTTTGAGCGATATTTATTCGGCTTCTCGCTCTCTGGAATTGATATTCCGAGAGCTTTCAGCTGTTTTTTCGTGAGATTAAGCGCCATTGCGCACCTCTTCGTATTCGATGAAGTAGGTATATGTGCTACCGCCGTTCATTTTTTCTTTGCCGATCCTCACTTTATATCCGGCTTTTATCAGCAGTCGTGCGAGGTCCAGTCTGTCATTTTCGTTCAGAGCACCGCCTCTCTGAGGATATATTCTTATCATACGCTCACCTTTTCGCTTTCGTCTGTATTTTCCATTAAGTCCTCACGAAGCACCGTAACAAGTAAATGTCCTTGTAATGCGCCGTTGCGGATTTGTGCCTTTGTGCGTTCAAGCTCTTCAAACTCCTCGTTCCTCAGTTTCTTGCTTTTGCTTGCGAGTTTCATATCTTCGGAGCTAAGTCGCTTTGATATGATTTTCTGCCATTTGCGCAGAAATGTTTTTGCGTCTTCTATGTCGGGGTTCTGCCTGTCAAATTCCGTCCGCTTCTGCCGTACTGTGCCGTTCGGTTCAACCTCAAGGGTATAATACGGCTTGTCCTTTTCGGCTGTTCGGCGCAAGAACATCAGATATGATTCCTGTGCATTTATGCGATCAAAATATCTGTCTGTTTTATCGATACAGTGATGCAGCGCCGCTCCTTCGGCAAGAATGTCCTCTATTTTTCCCGGTATGAGTATTGAGTACGTTTCGTCTTCATACTCGTATTTTGGCTTTATTTTTTGCAAAACCGTTTCTATGTTAGGATATTTCTTGCTGATTTCAACCGCTCTTAACGCACGTTCTTTGTCATCAACCTCTTTTACCAGTTCGTCGTGACGCTGCCTGAGCTTTTTCGCTCGGTACACGATAGGATCAGATGTATTCATTTTCAGCCGTTCGGCCATACCAAGATAATCGCTCCACGTCTGTATTACACCTATGCTTGTCATACTGTTTTCGGACATCTGACGGCATATATAGTTTTTTATCTGCTGAACACTCATTCTGTCGGAAATAAATTCTATATCCTCCGGTCTGATATTCTGTTGTTCAAGCCACTGTATTGTCGTATCATCATATACAGTGTTCTTTTCTTTTTCATTTTTTAGCCACTCGAGATATATAAGACCGCCGTTACTTTTTACGAGCCGTTTCATTCGGTATTTGTCGATATGCAGAGCTTTTGCCGGCTCTCCGCCGCTAAATCTATAGTCGCAATCGTAGTGATAGTTGTAAATACAGTCGTTTATAAGGCGATGCAGGCCGACTTTTGCAAGCTGTTCAACACCAGGTGAACGCTTTAGCTCAGTTAAGAATACTCTAGGATCGCATTTTTCTGTATTCTTTATGTGTTCAATAAGTCCGGTTCTGCACAGGCGATTAACGATCTTGCCGCACAAATTTCTTTTATACACAGTTCCAAACCAACTGTTATAATAACTCGGAGAAGTATTGCCAAAGCAACACCATCGTACTTCACGTTGTTTATATAACTCATAGCTATATCCGATTGCTGAATTGTTGCCGTCGTATATATAACGCAGTTTCTCTGCTGCATATACCCGTGCTTTTCTGCTTAATCCGCCGAATTTATCTTTTTCATAACGGCAACGAGCCTCGAAAACCCTAATTACAAAGTTATCTTCATACGGCTGAACAAGATATGCGACAAAGTTTTTGGTGTAGAATGCGCCTGTTTTGCCGGTAGCTTTATATTGAATTTCGTGGCCGCAATGAGGGCAGAGACCATTAAAGTTATGCTTAGGGTTCTTAACCTTAACATAATTTTCACACCAGGTACAGTACCCGTCTTTTTCATCTTTTCTGCTATACTCGTAGAAAATATACTGATCTTTGATAACTGTTTTAGCAACAAACCTATCCCAGTCTTTAGGCAGATCTGCAACTTTATTCATTGCCTTGTCCCATTTATCCGTATCCTTCTTATGCCTTGCGAGCAGCTGACGTTCTCGGACTCTCTGCTGAAACTTCCGAATACCGTAATAGTCGACACAACTATCGTCTTCCTCGATTTTCAAGTTTATTTTCAGAAATGCTCTGTCTTTGACCGACATATACTTTTTTTCTTTTGCTTCGGACCACCAGTAAAAGCTTGTGTCAAGCTTTTCTATCGTTGCATTGCTCCAACGGTTTGCACTGTAGTCGTAAGTAACAAAATCATCGTTTTTGTAATCGATGAATATCTCATATGCCGGCATCGTTGCTCCGAGCCGCAAGTTTTTTGTATAGAACAAAGCAACTTTGATTATGTCACCATATATTCGGCATTTTGCATACTCCCTTGTTTCATATCTGTACTCGGTCGAACCGTATTTTTTTATCATACGGGGAGTATCTTTTCCTGCCTTTTCAACGAACGACTTCGGTGCAGTGATTTTCGGAAGCTTACTCAGCTCTTTTAATTTCATGAAGCGCCTCCATTTCTGCCTCTGTCACTATATCGCCATATTCGTTGTACGGCACACCTGCCAACATTGATTTACCGTCAACCTTAAAAATCGAATACCACAGTATATCTTTGCTATACTGACTTTCTTTGAGCATACACACTACGGTGTCTTTCTGTGCGCATACTGCCATTGTTTTCCCACGGACGATAAGGAACTTATCGCCTTCTTTGCCACAAGCCATATCGTTATGTACATGGTGATTCTGTTCACGGTATGGGTGCAGCGTGATGTATTTTGCCGCCGCCTTTACAAAATCAAGCACATCAAGCTTTTTGCGGAGCGTGATAACAGTACAGCTTATCTTGCTATCTATATCATCCTCATCAACATCGCCTGTTGCATCTACCTCGTAAATCACGCAGTTATCAAAGCGGTAGTATGATAAACAGTCAAGCGGATTTTCGGCGCAGTGGAATCCATTTTCCCTGCAATTTGCCTTATCTGTGTAGTTAGGCTCATTTTCCTTGAATTTGTACTTACGGCAGGTCAGATCTTCGTTGAAAGCTTTATATGCTATCATCTTCTGTTTCCTCCACACCCATATCGAACAGTGAGGACTGTTCTAATTTCTCTTTTTCCTCGGCAGGCTTTGTTTTCTTAGGTTTATCCGCTATTTTCTTCTTAGCCGTTTCAGCCTTTTCGGCAGGTGCAGGCTTCGGCCTTTCTGCTTCAAGCTTTTTCTTCAGTTCATCATCAGAAAGCGTGTAGTATTCGTCTGCGAGTGCAAATATCTCCTCAGAAGACATTCCTATCATTATTCCGCCCCGCTTGTCTGTATTGCTCATTTTACGGGCTTTTTCGTACGCTATATCTGATATGTACTGATAGCACTTGCTAAGCGTCTTGCCCTCGGCTATCACTTTTTCGGCGTAAATGACATCGGTCATTATGCGCTGAGCAACATGATCTCTGATAGCGATTGCCGGCACATTGTAGCCGCTAACTGTAGCAGCTTCGTTGTTTAATTTGGTCATAGCACTTTCTTTATTTCCCATTTGATTTATCCTTTCCTGCGGTAATCAGCCCAAGACATCGTAACTCTTTTGGAACTTTCGACAAAGCGACTGATTATTGCTGTAGCTGTTTCTGCATCACCTTTTGCAGATAATTTTTCTGCAAGAGCAGTTGTGTTGTAATTCGTTGTGATTATTGTCGGCAACAAGGCTTCGTAGCGTTCGTTCAGAATGCTATACAGCACGGGCACCGACCATTCTGTCACTTGCTCCTTTCCAAGATCATCTATTATCAGCAAGTCAACAGTCTTGTATGCTTCGAGGACTTCCTCTTCCGTTACTTCGCTATTGCGCTCGTAGCAACGTTTTATATCGCCGAGAATGTCTATTGACGTTTTGCAGATAACCGGAACTCCTGTATTGATGATTGCAAGCGCAATTGCAATCGCCAAGTGCGTTTTACCTGTTCCGCACGGACCTTCCAAATATAGCCCTTTACCCTGAGTGAAGTATTCTCTGAAATTCTTGATATAATCAGTCGCCACTTCAAACGACTTTTTGTTCTCAGCGGTAACGGAAAAGCTATCTATCGTCCGTGATAGGTAACGTTTCTTTATTCCCGACTTGCCGAGTATGCTTTCAATTTTCTGCTTTCTGAGCTCTTGTTCTTCGGCAAGCTCTTTTTCTTTTTTGATTTTTTCCTGTTTAGCATCCCAGCCTTTCCAAAACGCAACCGCTTTTTCACAATCGCAACGTGGCTTTTCAAGATTCCAGATCATCGCCTGCCCCATAAGTACAACGCACTCGTAGTACAACGTTTTCCCACAGTATTTGCACTTTTCCGGTTTTGGAACAGGTTGCGTACTCGGTATTCCCAATTCTTCGACTTCTTTGCTTGTATAGATAGGACCGTGAACATTACCAATCGCTGGGTTTGAAAGGTTTTTCATTTCTTCCATTGTTCACGCCGCCTTTCTCTTTTAGCTCATACACGCTTTGCCATGAGCGCTCAACAGATTGTTCAAGAATCTTCTTTTGCGTTACCGTATCACCGGGCGCAAGAGTTTCAAGCTTTTTGATTGTTATTTCCATTGCGTACTCTGTCATCGGCTTGCGCATTTTCTTTCGCATTTCGATGAATGCCTGCCATGCCGGCTCAAGCTCCGGAGCAACTGCGATAGCTGTTGCGGTTTTAGTTTTATTTATTTTATTTTTATTTTCTTTTATTTTATTTTCTTTTGTAGGGTTTTTCTCGGATTTATCGGGGTTTTTCTCGGATTTACTGGGGTTTTTCTCGGAAAAACTCTCTTTTGGGTGCACTTTAATAAACCCTAACGTCGCTTCTTCGTTTAAAATCCAAACGCTGGGTTCCACAAACACGTCTCTTTTTGTGGATTTTTTTGCTTCTTGATAACGTGTTTGTATTGATGCAGCAGTAAGTAAGTTGTCCGCCGAAAACCGTGTGTTATCAAACAGTGACTTGCTTGCGAGGAGCTGTACTATCTGCCTTGTCTTGCCCTCCGGCACTCCCGTGTCTGCACTTGCGCAGCACACTAAATCATCATCGTATGCGATATAGTAGCCTTTGCCTTTGTAAATCTCACAAAGCAGGTAAATGTAAATTATTATCGCATCAGTGCCATATTCCGAGCCTCGTATAATCTTGATTTTTCTATCCGAAAAAAAGTCCACATCAAAAGGAAAGTACGACAAACCGTCGCATTGAGGTCTTGCCATCGCTACCTCCTTGACTTTGTATTAAGCCTGAGCTTTTTACATAAGTATTCGTCAAGCTTTATACCGTAGATGTAGTTTTCTTCAAACAGCTCTTTTTCTCTGACATGCGCTTCCATGTGATGTTCGTGACATAGAGCGATTGCCCTCATTCCTATGTGGACTGTTTCTTCGCGATCTCCGCCTATGCCTATGCGGTCTACATGGTGTACTTCCGCTCGTGCGTTGCATATAGCACATTTGCGGTGTTCAAGGCACATATACAGATATTTACCTATATCGTCTGTTTCGTGAAGCAGTGTGTCTTTCGTCGGCACATCCCAATGAAAACAGAACTCTATCAGGTGTGTTATAAAGTCCTTTGCCGTTGTCATATCGACATCGGACAGCGAAAACCATTCGCCGTCGTGACGCTTGATGTAGTCCCACGTCATGTATGCCCTGATAAATTCAGGCTCATGCCCGCTCCACAATGCAATGTCACGAACGATAGCGAATATCTTTCTTCTTTGGTCGGCGGAGATCCTGCGACCGTCATTCAGCCGCAGTTCTACACTGCCGATATGCTTTTGTATCAATTCCCGTTCTATGCTTTCGGGAAGTTCCAGCAACAGTTTATTGCCGTGCTTGTCAAATTTAAGTATCTTTCCGGTCGTTATCATCTGCTGTATCACGCTCCTTGTGAGTGTGCATATACACATATACGCCGTTAGGACCTATGTTTCTATAAATAAAGTCATCGCATTTTTCTTTAGACAGATGATTTTTCTCTGCCTGAATTTCGTAGGCGTATTCGCCTGCAATTTTCTTTTTTGCGATACGTTCCTTGATGTCGGCTTCTGTGTGATTAGCCTCTATCATATACAGGTCGTAATTGCGGGCTGTAACACCGTTAAGATTGTTTGTGTCGGTGGCATATATCATCTTGCCCTTGTCACCAAAATGTAGCTTATAGCCGCAGTTTGGTACGTTGTGCTTTAGCGGTACAGGGATTATATTGCATATCCCGTAACCGTACATCTTGCCGTACTCGAAAACATCTATTCGGCGTTTGGATATACCCATATCTAAAAGCACAGGAACAAGCCAACCGCAACAACCGAAACGCAGTAACGGTCTGTCCCTTGCAAGACTTCGTATCGAAGATTTGTTGAAATGATCTGAATGAATGTGGGTAAGCAATACAAGCTGAAGCTTGTCCGCATAAGGACGTATCAACTTATAGCTTACACCGCAGTCAATCAGAATGTTATCCTCGATAACCGCCGCATTGCCCTGTGAGCCGGTGGAGATTATCTCGTACTTAATCATAAGTCTTCAAGGTTTATATTCTCTACAACATCAGCAACTTCGGGCTGTGTTACTTCGTTATTACTTACAAGGTGCGGTTCTGCGGGCATTACGTCCGCTTCGGTTGCGATATTTTCAAAACCGTCAGAACTACGCTGAAGAACGTTGTTATCGTGTTCAAGCGCTACTCTCAGCGGTTCTACCGCCATTCCGCCCCACTTGCTGATCAGCTGACGTATCATAGTCTTTTTCGCCATATCATCAAAGCTTTTGTACCAGAACGTCGAGTATTTCCACATCTCGTTTGCCGGGATTTCGTTGTTTATCAGCTTTGCATACGCATCTTTACTAAATGCAGGGCTGTACTTGTCTGCATACACAAGCATTTTATCCTTGCTCCAGTACAGTGTTTTTCTGAAGCCGTCAACGTACTCAAACATTGCGTAATATCCGATAGTGTCTGTCTTATCACGCTTTTCTTCATCTTCGATAAAGCTTGCTTCAAAATCTTCTGTCAGCGGATCCCAGCGTATCAGTTCACCGTCCTTGATTTCGTGGACGATTATCTTTCTGTACATTCCGCTACGCACCGCAAGCTGTATGTAGCCTTTGTAGCCAAGAACAAACTGTGCGTTAACACATTCGGGCGAAATCAGATTACGATTACGGTCATATTTTGCTTTCTGCTTGAACGGCACTAAATAGAACTGGCCAAGCTGCGGTGACGGCGAAAGATTAAGACTTTCGCCGAGGAGTGCGCCTGCTACAATCGTAGATGTTTCGCACTCCTGTAACTGCGGATTGACCGCTACCGCAGATGTGATTGACGCAATAAAGCGTTTTGCTCTTTCGGGATCGGCGAGTGTGTTACGTATCAGATTCTGATACGTCGGTGTACTTATCGCCACCGAAAATTTAGGCTTCTTCTCGACCGGTGCATTATAACTGCTCATACTTGTAACCTCCGTTTACCAAGAAATTCTTTAACGCTTTTATTTCTTCAAGCGTTCCATTAACAGCGAATGCAACACGGTACAGCTTTGCAGGCTGTTCCTGTGCTTCGGCAACAGTAGGCGGTGCAATCGCTTCCTGCTGTTCTTCGCCGTAACTTTCGACTGCCTCATCGACACGAGCCTCAGCCGCTTCATAGATTGTCTGCTGTTCCGCCTGCTGTCTGGCTCTCTCTGCTTCTTCTTCGATAGCCCTTTTACGTTCTATCACCGTCTGTATGGAATACGCAACATTGACTGTCCGCTTGTATTCAACGAGGATTTCCGACTGTAAGTCCTGGGGCTGTGTACCGATAAGCTTCAGCTCGTCCGCTATTCTGTCAAGATATGCAGCAGCCTGTTCCTTAAGCTTTTTGGTACTTGCTGAAAGCGTTACCGTGATACCGCTTTTTTCGTAGGAGACAAAGTCGATACCCAGACTTTCCGCATACTCGTCATAGTATGCTCTGATTTCCTTTTCCTTGTTAGCCTTGATAGCGTTCTCGACAATCGCTATGCGACCTTTGAGAATTGCATCCGTCTGCTTATAGATATTCGTTACGCATTCGGTATACACTTCCTCAAATCGCTCATACGGCGACATAACCGCACGCTTGACCTCTTTGCGCTTTTCTTCAAGCTCGCCGAAATCTTTGTTCAGGTCGGCTCTGAGACTTTTAATTGCTTTGACTGTAGCATCGTTACAGTCAAGTGCTAAGACGTGCTGTGTCTTAGCGTCGATTTCAGCTTTGATAAGCTGTAACTTCTCTTCGATTATCGGCAACTGCTTTATTGTGATAATCTGACCGTCCATTCGTAGCACCTCCTAATGTATCTGTCATCATTCTGTCTATGATTATCTGCTCTGCAATCAGCATTACAGCATAATCTATCGTTAATCTTGCTCCGCCAGCATCTCCTTCTCTTTGTACGATGCGGAAGAGCTTTGCGTGAGCCTTCGGCAATGCAATCCAGAACTCGTCCCATGTTATCGATCCGATGAGAAGCATTACCTTCATTGCCAGCTGATTATTACACATCTGGGTCGTACTCATTGTCAAGTCCCGTTCCTTTCAAATCAACCATTTCTGCAAAATCATCGTAAGCGCAAGGCCGTATATCGAGTAACGTCTGCTGCTCCCCGGCAACGGCTATCATTCTTGCCGTTCTTCCTAAATCGGTTGTTGCCGCTAAGATGTTTTGATTTTTCTTCATTTCAAAGAGCTTGTTTAACTCATGCTTATATCCATACTGATCCATACAAACACGATATGCTTTAGGGTGTGTCTGACGAAGAACAGACAAATGATTATCTTTGAACTGAATGTCCGTGCCGCAAAACATACATCCGTTACGCTTGATATGCTTTTCTGAGCCGTCTTTGTCGGTATATGTCATATCATAAAGGCTTGAATATTCTACTGCATACTTATGTATATAGTCCCAAATGTCATCATCGGTCCACAGTGCAATGGGAGATACATGATAGAATGGTCCGTCTTTTATATGAGGTCTGCTACTTGCAAAGATATGACCTCTCGTTGCAACGTTTACCATTCTTGTGTGGCTTTCTGCCGCCATAAGCCCTTTTATGATAACATCGCAATCAAGTTCAGCCTGTATCTTTTCGCTCGGTTTCTTCTTTAGTAGCGTACAACAATGTTGAGAATACTTGCATTCTCTCAATGTGTCGTAATACTCTTTCAGTTCATCTTTTTCCGAAGCAGTGTCTGAGTATTTAAGAAAGCATTCGATGTTTATACGATGTGCATCAAGTTTTGATGCAGATTTACCGAGAAGCGGAGCTCCATATTGCTCCAAGCAGTATGCAAATGTCATCTTTGTGCCGATTGGGAAGCAATTAGAACGGTCAAGGATATATCCTCTCTTTTCTGCCGCTTTAATCAATGCTTTTTGGCCTTTCAACTTTCCGTCCGGCTTTAAGATTTCATCAAGTGCGTTTTCTTCTTCAAGTCGCTGTACTATCTTTTTTGCGAAATCGTATCTAAGTTCAGGCTCTTTTAACTCAAGATACTTAGTTTCTTTGAAGCGTTCTCCGAAGTGTTCCTTGCCATAGCTTCGTGCAAATTTCAAGCTCTCAGGAAATTCAACGCCTGTGTTACCGAATATGCAGAATGTTTTTGAAAACTCTGTTGGCAAAAAGCGTTCTATAAGATCAGCAACAACTGTGCTGTCCTTTCCTCCTGAAAACGCAATCGCTACATTGTGGCGGCTTAACTTATATGCTTTCCTTAAAACCTCCACAGATAGGCTTATCTTCTCTTCAAGAGGCCTTTTCTGAGCCTCGATTATTTCTTTAAAGGAGTATTTTTCTTTTAGCAATTGACATTCCTTTCCGAATGTGATATACTCATCACAGTAGCACTTTTATATTTATTTCTTTGGCTGTCACAAGGACAGCCTTTTTCCTTTATACTGATTCTCTACCGACAACCTCCCTCTTTATGTACTGGCTGAGTCGCTCTATCTTCTTATGAAGATTGACCCCGAACAGAGCCTTTTCTTCTTTCGTACAGCAGAAACGCATATACATCTGTGTTACCATTATGTACACGTCTGCAAGCTCCTCAATTACATCAGCACGCTTGCTTTCGTCCATATATCTTGTGCGTCTGAGCTTCAAAATTGCTTTCTCAAGCTCGGACATCTCTTCAAACAACATATCTTCCTGTGCCATCTCGCCATAGGATGCAATTGCACATCGGAGTATCTGTTCTTCATTTTCGTTTATCTGAGGTATTGACATTTTATTCTCCTGTGTTATACTTATCTTGTAGATTTTGCTTTGCTCCTTTCGGGGAGCTCTTTTTTTATTCTCTACCGACAACCTCATAGACCACTTTGTGTATGTTTGTCATACTGTAGCACGTTTCGCTTTGCGTATGTCCTTTTCTGTGGAAGTGCGTTTCTGTTGCATCGAAAAGGTGTGCATTACAGCTTTCAAAAACGAACTCACACCAGTTGCCATAATCGCCATACTCGGTGCGGAAGATGTCGCCGGGTTTCATCTCTGCGGCAGTTTTGATAATCGGCTTATCATATCTAAGCATCGTCGTCTTCGTCCTCCTCGCACTCCTCGCCCTCACAGTCTGTTACATTGATATTGTTCACAATACCGGCAAGTGCACAGGTAATCTTCATTACTTCTTCATAAGTAGTAACGGTTGTGCTAACTTTAAACTTCATCTGCTTGTCCTTTCTGCAATCTCACTGTCTATCATCGTTTCATCGTATCCTCGGCTATGCAGAACATCTTTTGCCCACGAACGCTGTTCTTCGCTTTGGTATGCTCTTAACAGACAGTCAAGGCAGTATTTCTGACAGCCATTTGGCAGTACAGTGCCGCACGTTTTGCAATGGTATTTCTTTCTGCGCTGTTCCCGATACTTTTTGTTGCGTATTCTATTTTGCTCTCTTATCGCTTCGGCGTGTGTTTTTTCGTAGCGTTTCTTGTACACGGTCTTCCGTTTTGCTCGGCACTCATCGTTACATATACAGTACAACGGATTTGCCGCCAAAAACGATTTTCCGCACACAACGCAGACTTTTTCAATTTTCATTGTCGTGCCTGCCTATCATGCTTCTGTACCACAGCTGTGCGCAATAATCAAAGCCAACCCATACAGCCGCAACGACAAGGATTACAGGGATTATTTCGCCACCAATGGCTTTATATCCACGTTCGGCAAAGGCAAGCGCTGATAGTGGAACATATACCGCTATGCCTGCGAACGCTGTCACCCATACTCTGATGAACTGTGCGACAACGAAGGTAATCACCTTTTTTATTTTCATTTCGTTTACACCTCTTTCTGTGCCAAAAGCTTAGGTATGCTTGTCCTTTTTATCGCCGCTTCAACTTCGATGATTTTGTCACCGAAAATTGAAACTCTCGTCCAGGTGCTTCCCGTAAGTATCGCCGCCTGATATTTTGGATATTTCGCCGGCAGTACGGTATAAAAGCGACCTTTATAAAGAAACCTGCTCGTTACCGGTCTGTCCTTTATTTTCGACATTGCTTGCTATGGACGCTTTAGCTCGTAAGCCGTCCAAGGCGTTTCTTGCTATGCGTTCAAGGATTTTCGGTACTTCCTCGGTTCTGCAACAGTAGTCTGTTGCTATTCTGACTTTCGTGTTGCCAATCATAAATTCTTCGGCAATCTTTGGCTCTGCGCACTCCATAGCTGACACCTCCTTTCGTCATTTTATTCGCCGTGGGCTTGCCCTTATGTAAACCGCCCTGTTTTTTCCGCTTTTTCGAGGTTGATGAGGTTTTCATCAGCTCTGCGGCGGAACTCTAACAGCTGTTCTTTAAGCTTCGGGATAAGAGTACGTTCATCATCGCTTAATTCGCCGTCTTCCATAAGAAGCGATAACTGCTTGATTACGTCGTCCATTTCGTAAGTTGAGTTCTGTAATCTCAGTAAGGCTCTTTCGGCAGGCATCTGAGGCGGTGTCTCTCGGCAGTCCTTGCCGAGCGGGCATTCATTAGCGCAGTACCACTGCCGCAGCTCAGGCTCGTTATAAGCGTCTGCCATAAGCGCAACAACGATGTTCGGCGGTCTGTTTATGTCCAGCTCGTACTTTTTCAGGCTGTCTTCCGTCACGCCTGGGATCACCTCTGAAGCTCCTGCTCGTGTGAACAGTTTTTCGTTAAACTTTGCCGCTCTCATACGGGCTTCAAAGTATCTGTTTCCGCAAGCTTTCGTTGCCTGTTTCGACATTTAATTTCACCCCTTTCGATACTATAATAAATACAGAAAGTCAATCTTTTTGTGTTTGCTTTCTGTTTTCCGCCGAGTGTAGCTTGTTGTTCTACTGAAATGTCAGCCTTTGGTGTCAACATTCTTGCTCGGCGTTTTGCTTAGCTTGAAATTTCAAGGACGCTTGCGATTGCATTTCTCATTCGGTCGCTACTGCGTTTGTTGCTCATAAAGCCGTAAAGACTTCCAAGCGGATAACCTATCTCTTTGGCAAGCCGGTCGTACTTCCAACCTCTTATTGCAAGCTGTTTTTTCACTTCCGCTATAAATAAGCGGTTATCACGCATTTAAACACCCCTTTTCAGACTTTTTTTGTAAGGAAACTTGACAAATGAGGTAAAAAGTAATATCATATACTTGTGAGGATATATGATATATACTTTTTACTCAATTGCTTGGTTGTAAGGGAAGAGGTCTGTCCTTTTCGCTCACATATCGTTCGTCTTTCCGAGCTGTCATCACGCTCCTACCGATTTTTGCGCTTCGTTTGTGGTGAGCCAGTCAACATAATGCGCTGGGCTTGATACGCTCAAGCGGGCGGGCTTTTGAGTTGTAATTTTTCTTACACGTTTATTATATCTCACTGCTGTGAGATTGTCAACGCATTTATCTCACATTTGTAAGATTTCGTGAAATTGTACAATTTTCACGTTCAAAAACTGTGCATTTTTCGAGGTATAACTATGTTTTGGGAAAGATTTTACGAGCTTTGTTGCAGAAACAACATCAAGCCCAATCCTTTAGGGAAAATCTTAGGTATTTCCTCAGGGGTAATCACAAAATGGAAATACGGCTCCCTCCCTACCGCTGATGCTTTGTTAAAGATAGCTGACTATTTTAATGTTTCAGTAGATTATCTAATCGGTCACAGCACACCAACTGACCAATTAACTTCATTACTTGTTGAACAGGCAAGCACATTATCAGATGACGATCTGAAAAAAGTTATTGAGTATGCCGAGCTGTTAAAGCTCAAGAGCAACGATAAAAGCAAAAACTGCTAAAAATTAGGAGGCGCATTGCTAATGAGTAAAATCATCAGACCGTCATTTATTATAGTCGTAGTAGGATTGATATTAGCGTTTACTGCTTTAGTTTTAATCGCACGATCAGGCTCTGTTGCAGTAGGGTGGTTTGCATTTACTATTGTAATGGCAGTTGCGGCTGTTACAGCCTGTATAGTATCGGAAGCAGGAAAGCAGAAGAAAAATACAATGAAACGTATAGATAGAAGACGTAGGTAAAGGAGTGCTATTATGGACTTATTTCACAAAAAAGAGCTTGCATCTTTGAAAAGCGAATTAACCAGATTAAAAGGTCTAATCCCTGATGAAGCTATAGATAAAGCTGACTTTTTGCTTTCTTTAGATGATAAGATTGCTCAGAAAAATCAAGAACTTTCAAAGCTTGATGAAGCAATTGCTCTCAGAAAAGGTCAGGAACAGCAACTCGATACTACATTAGCCGAAAAGAACACGCAAATTGTACAGCTTGATGACGAAATACTTGTGCAATCTTTCGGTCTGTATCGTCCGACATTTGATTTTGCCAATTCAGATCAATACAAAGATAAATTGAATGAAGTAAGGCAGCGTCAAAAAGAGATGATTAAAAATAACGAGGCTACTACATTCAATAATAATTGGTCTGTTAACGGAAGCGTTGCTAAAGGACGTACTACTACCAAGAGTGTGCAAAAGTTGATACTTCGTGCTTTTAATAGCGAATGTGACGATCTCGTGTCTAAAGTAAAATATAGTAATTTTGACAGCTACCTCAAGCGTATTAAAAGTTCATGTGAAACCTATTCTAAATTAGGCGACACCATAATGGATGTCCGTATAAAAGACGCTTATCTTAATCTGAAAATTGAAGAGCTCAGACTTGCATTTGAGTATTCCGAAAAGAAACAGCAGGAAAAAGAAGAGCAAAGAGCGATTCGTGAACAAATGCGAGAAGAAGCAAAACTGCAAAAAGAAATTGAGGAAGAACGTAAAAAGCTTGCTAAGGAGCAGACACACTATATGAACGCTCTTGAAAAGCTCAATCAACAGATCAGCAATGCAGATGAAACTACATTAGCCGAATTGGAAGAAAAAAAGAAGGAGCTTCTCACTAAGCTTGATGAAGTTGATAACTCTATAAAAGACGTGGACTACAGAGAAGCTAACGCAAGAGCCGGCTATGTGTACATAATCTCTAATATAGGCGCTTTTGGCGAAAACGTATATAAAATCGGTATGACAAGAAGACTTGATCCTATGGAAAGAGTTATCGAACTTGGCGATGCTTCCGTGCCTTTCAATTTCGACGTTCATGCAATGATCTTCACCGAAGATGCACCTGCATTAGAAGCAGCGTTGCACCGAGCATTTGAAGATAAAAAGCTTAATTTTGTTAATCAGCGCAGAGAATTTTTCAATGTTACTCTTGATGAGATCAAGAAAGTAATAAGAGATAATTTTGACAAAACCGTTGAATACGTCGATGTGCCGGCAGCTGAGCAATATAGAGTATCCTTGAAAATGAAGCAGGAACGACAAGCAGTTAGCGTATAAACAAAAAACAGCCCCTAAGAGCTGTTTTACATATATTTAATTTAAAGGAGAAAATTATGTTACATTTAGACACATCTATTATTATCGCTTTAGTGGTGGCTGTCCCCGTTATCTGCCTTATTTGTCTTTATATATCACACAACACAGCTAACAAAAAAGTGAAGTTTGTTGCAAGCGTAATCACATGGGTTTTCGCACTTCTGATACTCAGCGTTCTTATGCTCAGCCTCGTTCCTATGCCTTACTCAATCTGCACCGTTGTTCTCGTTCTTGCGTTAGCGCTGCTGTTCAAAGTAATTATACCTATAACACAAAAAGTTAACGGCAAAAAAGACGAGCAGACCCCCGATGAGCCTGCAAAGAACGATGATAGCATTGAACAGCTTGAAAAGCTCGCTGAATTAAAGGACAAAGGCATTATATCAGAAGAAGAATTTGAACAGAAAAAGGCGGATCTGCTTGCGAAGATATAGAATGTGTTGGAAAACTTGGGAAAAGATATGACTATATGATTTTTTGTGACTATGACTCCTTAACTCATTATTCAGCCGGAGAGTTTTCGAGCAAATATAAAACTGATATTCATGATGCGCTTACACTAATTGAAAAAGACACTAATCTTGATCATGATGATGTCAATAGCTTTCTAAACGCCGATTATAATACATATGTCACAACCAAGGAAGTAATTTTGTATAGGGTCTTTGGAAACTTTCAATTCAACAAAGATAAAAATGTAAGAGGTGCTGGTGCTAATGGTCGTTTTGTTTCAACGGAATTTGCTGAATCGATTATTGATGCCAAAATTCGACTTGCTTTGCTTCCCCATTGGGGAAATACAAGAATGTACGAAGAAAAAATATTGTTAGCAAAAAACGAAACCATAAATTTAGGCGTTGTAGCTCCTACAACTACATTAAGCAATACCATACTTGCAGGTGGAGCGGATCAAATCATTCTCAAAGCAAACTGGGCTCGAAATCCGCATACTTCTATATTGGGAATCCGGCTGGTTACAACACATCAACTGATTAACCCACCGGAATATTTAAAAGATTTTAAACCAATAATTAACGGAAAAGATACGTTGTATAATTATCCTGGTGCAGTAGCTTGTCCTTATTGCGGAAACTCGTTTGCTAAAAAATTGAACACAACTGAAAGAATACAAGTCATTGGAAGCAAAGGAAACAAATATACTATGCATTATCACTGTGACAATTGCGGATATTACTGGTAAGAAGCAAAGTCTTCAAATACACATTACCCATACGAAAACGGAGCTGCTATGGTAAACATATATATAAAATCGTTCAGAAGATTTCTGACGCTTCTCGAAAATCACTATAATTCTAATTACATATTTCGTGGCGAAAACAGCACTGAATATAAACTCATCCCTAAAATAGGCAGGGAACCATACACCGAATAACTTTCAAAAGATAAATTTGCTGATAATTTGCAGTCATTGGAAGAAAATACTATGCGTGATTTTGTAAGAATGTCTATTCCTTATTTGGATTTAAGAAATATAAGTCACTTAGAGCAATGGACAATAGCCCAACACCACGGATTACCTACTCGTTTTTTAGATTGGACTGAAAACCCTCTTATCGCTGCATATTTTGCAACCGAAAACTCAGGTGAGCGTGACGTTGTAATATATGCTATGGATAAAACCCAATTCAATGTAATATTTGAACAGGAGGATACAGATATTTTTTCGTTGCCTGAAGAAGATAAAGTTGTATTCTACACTCCGAGTTATTTTCATCCAAGGATTATAGCGCAAAAAGGAGTTTTCACAATTCACGCAAGTCCAACTACACCATTAGATAAGACAAGAATAAATAATCATAACTGCAAAATAGAACGTATAATAATCAAAAATAATATTGTGCCTGAATTCATACACAACTTAGATTGGTTTGGAATTAACCGATCTTTTATATATCCAGGTCTTGATGGATTAGCATATCACTTAGACAGTAAAGCGAAAGGAGAAAGATAGTATGTATGTTCCCATAATGAAAAATCGAACTGTAGAAATGAGTGTTCTTACACAATTGGCAGGTTTAGGTGTTTTTAATAACACAGAAAATGTATTTCCTCTTGTAGAGCTAATTCAAGAAAAAATCAGGACTAATAACAATAATACTTCTATAGATTCGCTGATAGAACTGTTAAAAGATAATTCTGAAATGTCTGTTATGGTTGATTTTTATAAATCAACTAAACTAAACAGCACAACAGATACTATTAGGAATTATGTAACGGCCTCTACTCGTCAGCCTGAATTTTGTATATCTGAAGTGAACAAATTTGGCGAATTTTCAAATAGAGTTGTTCCGGTGATCTCTTATTTATCTGATATAACCCCGCCAATACAAATTGAAACAGACGAAAAGAAACTCAGAACAACATTTCCTAAAATAGCGTTTAGAGTTAAAACACAAGACTTCGATGTTTTATTTCCTATTATAGAAAATATAATAAAGGAAAGTGACTTATTGCTATTGGATATAGAATCTTCTTCGCACACAAACCCTGTGTTTAAAAAAATATATAGAAAAATTTCCGAATCTAAAAAGGATAAAAAGTTCATTTCTATTATTATAAGCGCACACCGTCCGGAATCTTTAACAAACAAGAGCATGGTTAACGGAGAGCCCATAGCGTCTATAGATAATAGCTTAAAAGATATGTACAGTTCTTCCACATTAAATAAGTTTGATGGTTTCGGAGATTACGCAAGTATAGTAGCATCACTTCCTTCTTCCGGTGGAACTATCAGTCCTGCTGGAGTGTATTATTCAAACGAAAACAACTTTTTTGTGTCGTTCACAGGAAGAGCCCCGCTTCTTTCAGAATTTCCCGATTACATTGCTCCTAACATTGTTAATTCCGAATACTGGAGCGAATTTGACGACGAACATCATTCAAAGTGTCCCGGATGCAGAGAAATTTCTTCGATTATGCAAAAAGAAAAGTCAGGTAAAAATCAGGCTCAATGGAAAATGATTGCAATGTCTCATTATATTTACACTCTTTATGAAACCAATGCGTAAAGTAAAGCCGTTTTGCAACAGCAAAACGGCTTTATTTTCTTTCATAGAGCATATCTGGTTTAATTCGTGAGGAGAAAAAGGTCTGACAATCAATCGGCACTATTTTTTCAAAATTATCTTTCAAATAGTTCCATTGCTCTTTATACTTGTTCTTTAAAAAATTTCTGTAATATGACCAAATGTTCTTTTTGCGAGAAATATTCAGTAAAAGCTCCTTGTTTTCTGCTTTTCTCTCCAATGGTTTTGCTCCGAGAGATTTTAATATTTTTACTATATCCACGCTTGACAAGCTGTTTATGCAAAACTCAATATCGCAGTTGTTAATAACAGCAGCTTTTCGATAACAGAAAGTCATATTAAAGTTGTTATCACGTTTATATGTGATGATTCCGCATTCCAAAGGAATGAAATTTTGTACTTGCTCATAGTTCTTAGCAGGAACAATTACATAAACTTTTTCAAAAGCCTTCATATAATCTTTCATTTGAGTTTTCAATCGATCATAATTATCATACTCAGTTTTTATCTCATAAGCGCAAAGCTTTCCGTTTATTCTACAAATGTCAATCCTGCTATCCCCTATTGACATTTCAAAAGCAACTATATCATGAATAGCGTCTTTGAGGTGCTTAATGAAATGATATTTGATTACTCTCTCACAATTGTAGAAACGCATTAAAAGATAGTTTATAAATTCATTTGAATTTACTTTTTCTTTCAAAACGAGAATGTCTGGTTTTGTAGTTTTATGAAATGCATATTCAATCTTTTTCCAGCGCATGATTTCAGTATCGTATATGTTGTAATCCTTATTAAGATACTTACAAATATGCAATAGCTCATCGTTGGAATAAGCACTTAAAATCTCTTCGTACATTTCAATCATCCTTGTTACGTTTGATGTAGCTGTATACATCGCACTTTTTTGTATACTTATATATTTTAGTGCATTTTTGCGTTTTCGTCAATAGCTAATTTACGATTAAGTAAAATTGTTTGACTTTTTGTTTCTTTTATGAGATAATAAAAAGCGGAAGCCCTAAGGACTTCCGCTCGATGCAAAGGAGCGCTAATTTTTTGGCTCGATTTCTTTGCGCTCAAGGTCTTCTATATAGCTTTCAAGCGCTTTGAGGCTGACAACATCTAAAGTCTTGACAAGCTCATAGAAGCGTTTTAACAACTCCTCTCGCTCCGAAATGTCCATAATCACACCACCTTCAAGTTTGATATTAACATAAAACTTGAAGAATAGGAGCATTTTGTTATTTTATATCGAAATGCGTTATATCGGAGTGATTAAATGTACAACGAGAAAACAGAAAAATCTTTGTTCGGCGGTACATTTGCCGCTAAACAGCAGAAAGTACAACATAAAATTTTGACTTCCGAATATACCTATTTTAGTCGGAGGGAAAAATGGAACAGTATTGCTTATATCTGCGAAAATCCAGATCGGACATTGAAGCCGAAAATCACGGAGAAGAGGAAACGCTCGCAAGGCACGAAAAAATCTTGCTCGAGCTTGCAAAAAAGAGAGAGTACAACGTCACTCAGATATACCGAGAAGTCGTTTCCGGCGAAACGATTGCCGCTCGCCCTGTCATGCAACAACTACTGTCAGAGGTAGAGCACGGTATATGGAGTGGCGTTTTAGTCGTTGAGGTAGAACGTCTTGCCCGTGGTGACACGATAGACCAGGGCATTGTTGCGCAAACTTTTAAGTACAGCGACACGCAGATAATAACGCCGATGAAGACGTACAACCCGAACAACGAGTACGATGAGGAATACTTTGAGTTCGGCTTGTTTATGAGCCGGCGAGAATACAAGACTATCAACCGCCGTCTTCAGCGTGGAAGGCTCTCTTCAGTAAAAGAGGGCAAATGCGTATGCAGCATCGCTCCTTATGGGTATGATAAAGTCAAATTAAAGGGCGATAAAGGGTTTACGCTGGCACCAAACCCTAACGAAGCCGATGTAATAAAATTGATCTTTGAGTTATATACAAAAGGTGAACTGCAACCTGACGGCACATATAAAAGATTAGGTGTTGCCTTAATAGCTAGAAAACTAAACGAAATGAAAATACCCACAAGAAAATCGGAATATTGGGTACCTGCCAGCATAAAAGATATGTTGCGCAATCCTGTGTATGCTGGGAAAATTCGTTGGAATTGGCGATCACAGAATAAAAGAATGCAGAGCGGAAGCATAAGTATCTCACGTCCACGCTCCGAAGAGGACAACTGCATAATTGTAAATGGCTTGCACCCTGCGCTGATTACAGAAGAAACATTCGATTTAGCGCAAGAATACCTTGCCAAAAATCCACCACGACCAACAAAAAGAAATGCTCCTACCAAAAATCCTCTCGCCGGTATAGTTGTCTGTGCTTTCTGTGGAAGAAAGCTCGTCCGCAGACCGTATACCTCCGCCTCTTGCCCTCCAACATTAATTTGTTCAGTCCCTCACTGTCCTAACGTAAGCTCATTTTTGCACCTTGTTGAAGAAAGAATACTCAAATCTCTTGAAGAATGGCTTCGAAATTATAAGTTGCAATGGAACTTATCCAACAACAAACCGTCGGAACTCATATCAGAATCCGAGATATTAAGGCAATCACTAAATGACATCAACTCACAGATAGCCAAGCTAAACAAGCAAATGATAAAAGCCCACGAATTACTTGAACAGGACATATATACAACGGAGGTGTTCCTCGAACGTTCACGGGCCATAACAGAACGATTAAATCAGTTGTCATATGACAAGGCGGAAATTGAGAAACGTCTTGGGATAGAAACTATACGTGAAAAAAGTATGAAAGAAATAATACCGAAAGTTGAAAAGCTGTTGGATGTATATCACGAACTGCCGTCTGCAAAAGAAAAGAACGATATGCTAAAAGATGTGTTAGAAAAGGTCGTTTATAAAAAGACACAAAACACTCGTTGGAGCGGATCGCCGGATGATTTTGAGATAACTATATATCCGAAGCTGCCGAAATCATAAAAATATGCGAATTTTCTGCCATATATTAGGCAGTCGTTGACATCATGGCGGTACCGAAGAACTATCCCACCTCGAAATGATAGGCTCTATAGTATCCCAACTCACAACAGGCGAGGGTGCAAAAAGCTTTGACCGATACGGAGTAGGCGCATATTAT